GCGTCAACTAAAGATATGCCCATTTTCCTTGCCTCGATGTTATTGACATCATTCTCGTACTCTTGATTAAGCACATAGTTAAACTTTTCCGTAATCGCCTCCGGCACGCCCCTCCACCTCGCGCCCAGCCTGATAGCCTGAGTAAGCCTTTCGCTCATGTTGAGGGAGAATGACCCTAAAACGGAATTCTCGCCAGCCTGATGAATTCTCGCCGCCTCAGCCGTCTCAACTCCGGCTTTGCTTTTCTTGATAGGGGAGCCGCCCATTATTTCAAGGTTTTTCTCATAGCTCTCCAGCCCATTGCGGATATTGTTAGCGCCGGTTCCTGAAGGCTCAAGGAAAAACAGTTCGGGCTTTTTGTCGGTGGAATTATTAAGCAGTATGATACGGGTCGCGCCCAATCCTATAGGCAGCGGGTTTCCGTCTTTATCCAACAGGGGTTCTATGTTTACCCCGACTGGCGTAGGCGTTCCTGTTAGGTGTAAATTATGGTTATAGTCGGCGGTCATCTGGTAGTGTCCAATGTTTAAGTAGGCTGAAGGAAGAAGCATAGATTTCTCAGGCTCTTTCGCTGGGCAGGTGAAGAAGGGGATGAAGTCTAAAGGCCTGCCGTCCAGTTCTGGGATATAAGTCGCGGTTATGCCCCATTCCTTGTCGTCTATCTTTTCCCATACCTGCTGTATGTAGATCGCGCCTGTAAACCCGTATTCCTGCCCGTCAACAAGTTTTAACACCCTGTAGCGGGTTTTTGTCTTGGGGTTAAATTCATCGTCCGTAATCTGCTGGTAGACTTCTTTCAGTTTTACCATTACCAAAGTGGATTGGTCGTTAATCGTCTCATAACGCCAGTTGTCAACGCTCTCGGCGGAGTACCAGCGGAGGAACGAAGTCAAGCCCAGTTTTTCTTTCTCGGCCTGGCTTATTCCTGCGGGTACGGGGGAATGGTCTGCGAGTATGCCGCCCCACGGCTTGGCTAAAGTCGCCCAAACAATATCTGAGGCGAACTGGTCAACGCTCGTCCCTGATTTGTCAACGTTGGCTAAAAAGTCTTCAAAGGCTTGCGGTATCTCGCCTTGTTTTTCGGGGAGCTTTGAAAAAATTTGCCCGTAAAGCCCCTCCGCCGCCCTCGATGTGAACATGGTAAATACTGCTCTTGTTAAATAGCCTTTATAGGCTTCGTCGTCCATTCCCGAAGGTCGGGGGAGATAGACGGTTCCCGCGTCTTTTATCGCCTCTTGCCCATCTATGCAGTCTTCAACTTTTTGCCATAAGGGGGCGTTTTTAGTGAATATCGGATTTACAGTTTCTACGCTCATAAGGACAGAGTAGAGGATTGACAGAATTAAACAATATAAAGAATTAGGCATAAAATTCCCTCTCTTCCTTTCTCGCTTCCAACCACTTTTTAATTCCAAACTTTTTTATATATAACAATCCATCGTACCAATCCCTGTTAATTTTTATGGTTGATCCATCATCGTCAATAAATGGTCGTTTGGTTATAAATATAAAAATCCGTGTGAACAGTCCGTCTTTTCGCTTGCTTATATCCACGCCGTTTTCAAAATCCCTTAATAAATCGAAAAAGGTATATTTCATTTTCCTCCCCGTCTATTTTCAAATCCTTAATTGCCCTATCGTTACCCCGCTCCCGTGCTTGTAGTCCTTGTAAAAAGCCAATAATAAAGCGTCCGCCTTATCCGGCGATCTGCCGTACCTTTTCTTAAAGTCTTTTTTAGCTTCCACTTTTTTCCGCCCTATTTTGTCATAGTCGTATTTTCTGCCTGAAAGCTCTTCCATGAGCCGGGGATCGTCGGGTATTTCTATATCGTTCACGGGAAATTCAAACCACATCTCATCGGCAACGCTTGTATACTTCTTAGTGTTTCTGGGAACGCCGCCGAAATTCACGGGAACCACGTTCGCGCCTAATCTTCTTAAATTGTCAGTTACCCCGCCGCCTACCCCGGTATCGTCAACCTTGATTACAACGTCCCTTCTTTTCTCAGCCATATCCCAAGCGGCATTAGCCACAAATACGGTGTCTTTTTTTGAGTAGGATAGATGGGCTACCGTTTTAGCCCCTTTCCTTCGGTACATCTCCGTGTTGTCGTCCCCGAACCTCGCCACGTCCACGCCTATCTCGTCGGGGTCGGTTTCAACCGCTTTCCTTTCCATAGCTTGCCTTACAAGCACCCTAGAGAGTACCGAATTATCGCCCTGCGCCCTCGGCTGCCCGCCCCAGATATGCAAGGCTTCATCGGGGTTATTTCTGTAGGCGGCTTCCATTTCTGTTTGTAGGACTTCGGGAAACCACGGATTGTCTATTTTTCCCTGTTCAAGCTCAATCCTTAAAACGTCGGTTCTGTCCGAATCCCAATACTCGGCTATTATCGGGTCTTTCTCGGCTTCCCTGTTAAGAATAGCCCATAGCTCGGAACCGGGCTTTCTGAGGGTAGGTAACAAAACCGTCAACGATTCTTTTGAAATCGCCGATGCCTCTTCCAGCCAAAAAATGTCATACCCTTCTAAACTTTTCATCTGTTCTGCTGCCCTCATATCAGTAAGACCCCTGAAGATAATATGGGAACCGACGGGGGATTCCAGATATTGCAAAGTTATTCTCCAATTTGAATATCCCAAACGGGTGATAGTATCATTCATAAGTTTGTAGGACGATTCCTCAAGTGATTTCTGGACTTCCCGAAAGCAACATATTCGCAACTGGTTCCTGTGGGCTTTCTGGATGAGCAAAGAGGCGGCGCTCCAGCTTTTTGCCCCGGCGCCCCTCCCTCCGTGAGCAATCTTGATCCGCCACGGCTCCCTGAAACGCTCCATTTTGGGGGAGACTCTTTCCAGTTCGTCCTGCGCCGTAAGTTCGAGGTATTCTAATTGTTCTTTTTCGGATAATAAATCAGGATTGTACATTCGCTTTTTGCATTAACTCGGCTATTCGTCTTTTCCTATCTTCAGGGGTAAGGCTTGTAACGTCGTCTACCGCGGCGTTCAGGTTAATGTCTTTTGTTTCTGTCCAGTGATAACGGCACTTCATTATTAAAGAGAGAAGCCCCTGATTGACGGGCTGTTCATTCGCCCCGGAAGCCCCGCCCTGTAAAATGGTCTCCCAAAACGCCTCGGCTTTCGCTATCCCCGTACTCAGAGTGTCGGAAAACTCCGGGTGTACTTTCGCCCATTCGTATATGGTGTCCCTGCTCACGTTAAATTCAGCGGCCACTTGAATAATGGAAAACCCTTTTGAGAATAACTCAAGGGCTTTCTCGCAGAGGCTTTCATCATATAAAGTGGGTCTGCCGCCGGGCATTTTTACCTCATAAAATTATTTGGAACAGGTTTTCAAGAAATGCCTGCTCATTCATTGAATCTATTTTTTCAACTATCGCTTCGGTCTTGTTTGACTTAAAAGACTTGGTTTTGACAAATCCCTTTAATTTCTGCACGCAGTCAGGGGGTAAGGTGAGAAAATATTGGCTTTGTTTTACGGTTTCAGCGGCGTTTTGGATGTTCTCCCTTATTTTTTGCACGTTCTCGGCTGTTTTGTCCTTGTAAAATGTAGCGTCCTTCCCGTACAGCTCGGTCATTCTCTCGCCTATAGCCTTGTAAATCTCGGAAACTATCGGTTTTTTGCTTATGGCGTACCCCGTGATGAATTCTACTAAAGAATCGTAATCGGTTACGCTTTCAACCAGCCTGCAATCGGCTTCGGTTCTGCCGATGTCCCTTAACAGGTTAATGGCGGTGTTTCCGTCCAGACAGTAAAAGCCATCCCCGGTGTCGAAGTTTCTACAGATGAGCAAATCCCTCAGAAAGCCGTGTTTTCCGACGTGCCTTTTTAGGGCTTCGTACTGCTTTTTGGTAAACGGCTCTTTAGGATTATAGGGGGAAGGCTTTATGCTGTCTAAAGGGACTTTCAACTAGTCCCCCTGCCGTCCGCGATAGGTTCTGGCTACCAGGGTTTTCATCCTTAAAGATGTCTGCGCCCCGCCCGTGTAGCCGGTTCCGACCTTACAAATCGCGGTTTTCTTGTTCGTGTTTTCCATAAACGACTCCTTCATAAAAAGATGGTTCTATTTTATATCTATGAAGGGATTAAACAATATAAAAATTAGGCATTATATTTTATATCAAACGGTAGACAGTCGCTTTGCGCCCTTAACTGCGTGCAAACCCTTTGTTTCAAAGCTATCAATTCACTGCGGTATTCTTCGCCGATTTTACCGTATGTGCTTATAGTAAGTTCAAGCGAACCGATTAACGCTAAAACGTCAATATCATCTAGTTCTAATACTATGCGGTCTCTCATTTTCTCCGCCTTCTACCGCTTGTCTATCTCTTTCATAAAACCGTCTTTATGCCTGAAATAAATGAGGTTTCCTTCATCGTCGAATTTGTCGGAGTACCAGTCAAAATTAAAATGAAGTTTTTTCTGGTTCCACAAATTCTTTAAGAAATAGGTGAAGTCAAATCTTTTCTGGGCGAATTTGAAGGGGTGCCTAATGCTTCCTAATGAGTAGTCGGTGTCCTTCATTATACAGCCGTCAAAGTATTTGATCTGCTTTTTATAGAAGTCGCGGAAGATGTCAAAGGTTATGTCGAATACGTCAAATTCGGGGGTGAATTGGGAAAACACGTCAATCAGCAGTTCTTGAAATATTATCGCGTTGCCGCCGAAAAATTTATCGTTCATGTAAAGGTTTAAGTTCAGTTCGGGGTAGGGATGGCTCTCAAAACCGCCTATTGAATGATAGATTCCTTTTTCTCGGCAGTAATCGGACACTACCTTTCTACCGGCTTCCATTTGTTCCTTCGGGTACTCAGCCATGTAAAGGTGCTTGTGTACCGATTTTGTGGTTTTATGATAGTCGTACATTACTAGTCCGTGGGGTTTTATTAGGTCAATGAGCTTTTTGATCTCTTCGGGCGTTACTTTGTCGGGCATGAAGGGATTAACAGCAAGGGTAAAATGGAATCCGTTTTCAACAAACCATTTGGCCGCCTCTATCTTCTCTTCGGGGCTTAATAAATTATGCTCTTCATACTTGTTATTAAATCCTGTTATTGTCTGGTAGATGGGGTCGGTTTTAGGGTCAAGTATCTGGGCTAAGTCCTTATAGTCTTTATTTAGTTTAGTTTCCATGCAGATAGGAAAGCCTAGCTTTTTAATCGCGGACAATCTTTCCCGCCAGTCGGGGGTGCACATTACGTCCGTCCTGTTGCTTATGGTTATAGGCCAGCGTTTCCTAATTAGGAAGGGGAGTAATCCCTCCTGTTTTGGTTCCAGATGGAGTATGTTATTAACCACTTTCTCGATTGTGTAGTTTTCACGCTTCCATGTTTTCGCATAGCAGTATTCACATCCTTGAGTACAAGGGTTCATTGATAGTTCTAATAAGTGGCAAGATTCTCCGAAAAGCTGTAATGTCTGTAACATTTTCTCCTCCTGTCGGCAAAATATATTAATTGCCGTTAATTAACAATATCAGGTAAAATAAGTACCTGTGTATTTTCGTATATATGCTATATCGCCTATAAGCTGTTTTTTAATTCTAGGTATTCTCGGCTTTCTTATTTTGCGTTCATTAACCGTTTCTTTCCGCGGTTTTTCCGAAGTAACCAGTTTTAACTCAGGTTCAGGCGCGTTTTCAATTACGGTTACGGTTTCCGTTATTTTCTCAGGCACCTTGTATTCATACTCCAAAACCTCAAAAAACCTTTTTAACTGGTTTTCGTCCGGCACTATAGGCATTATAATCGCGTCAATGTCGCCGCTTAAATATATCGCGGTTCTTTCTCCGCCGTTCACCTTGCAAAATGACAATTCTAATTCGCCGTCCGTTTTCACTCCGTCAAGGTATTTTTTATTTACGATTATCGCGCCGTTTCCGGCATAGTCGCCTTCTAACTGCCACGCCGCGCTTTCTCCGTTCAGCGTCCAGTTATTCTCATGGTTCGTCCAAGCGGTTACGTCGAATTTTCCTTCATGGAATGACAGCGCGATGTTATGATTATTTTCACCTCGGTTTATTATGTCCGCGCCTCTTACGGCCTGCGTAAATTTTTTGCCGTCTACGGTGATTTTGTTGAATTTCTCGGTTTCAAAACAGGCTTTCATTTTTTCTAGGAAGGTTACGTCGCCTCTACCTTCGTTCACTGCGTATTCGTAACCGCGAGAAATTAAAAATTCCGCGCCTATTTTTATTTTGCCAATATCCTTTATGCGCGTAAAGAATATCTCTTTATTGTCGCCTTTATAAGTCTTTCTAAAAAGCGCGTATCCGTCGGTTACATAAGCAGTTATTCCGCCGTCAAAGCCTTCTAGGTATAAACCGTTCACGCCGATTCCGTGTTTGTCTTTTTTCACTAGGCTCATAAGGCTGTATAATTCCTTATTTTCGATTTTCATTTTCCGCTCCTTCGTTCCACTTTACGCCGTAACCGCAGGCAAAATTCCGTCCGTGTTTCACGTTTTTGCAATGCGTTTTCAGGCTAGGATTTTCGCACAGTTTGACTTTGCCGTTCGCGTTTACGTCAATTCCGTATTTGCAATTTTCGCAGGTTGTTTTATTTGTCATTTTATTTCTCCTCTTCCTTGATATTCAAGAATTCAATGATCTCGCCTAACAAATGGTTTACATGAATTATACTTCCGGCGGTAGACCAGTTAACGTCTTCAGGCGTTTTGCCGAATAAATCATCAACCTCTTTTTGGATTAGCTCCAGTTTGTTTTTTATGAATTCGACGTTTATCATAAATGCGTTTTGCGCTCTTTCTTGGTTTGTCATTTTGCTTTTCCTTTACAAGCGGCTATACATTCAGGCAGGCGTTTTGTTTCTCTCCAGTCTTCGCCTTCTTTAAGGTCTCTGATAAACTTCTCAAAAAACGGACACCACGCGCCAAAAATTAACTTTGTTTTAGTCTCTATGCGCTTTTTAGATAAAACGCACCAACCGCAAATTCCTTTTTTGCAAGGCTTGCGAATTCTTTCTATCTCTTTAATTTGAGCAATGGTTAATTTTTTCGCTTTCATTTTTTTCGCTCCTATGCTGTTTTTAAGGAATTGTAAAATTCAAGTGTTTCTCTTACCAGCTTTATGCGCTGATCGCCTGCGCTGTTGTAGAGGTATCCTCTCTTGATCTCGCCGTCTATGTTTTGCCTGATAAAATCAACGCTTTCCTTGCTAATAGGTTTTTTCGGTACGGTGTGGCTGTCGATATAGGCTTGCGCTTCTCCTGCGGTTTCAAAAGTTCTTATGCCGTTAAAAAGTCCGTTTCCAGTCGCGGAATAAGAATCATTGCCATCTGCTCTTACAAACCTTATAGCGTACTTTCCGT